GCATTACGAGCCTCATCTACAGCACCCCTGTTGAACTCAGCTCTTTGTAGTAGCATCTCGTTCTGTGCTTGTTTAGCTTTAATGCTTTGTCCCCATATGGACATGACACCACCGAGAACGGTAGAGCCTAGCATTGTGATTAGTTCTAATGGTAATCCAAACATTTATTTAACTTTCTTTAGTTTACACTTAATGTACCAAGAGTTTCGTTTAGGTCAGGCTTAGTCCAAGACTTCAACACTGTTCCGTCTGCTTTACGGATGTCATACTTAGTGCCTGTTCTTTTTCCGTTTGTCTCAACAGAAGTAGTAACAATATCCACAGCTTCTTCACCTGTCTTTGCAACAAGATTATAAGTAGTTAGTCTACGTTTTAGCAAACCTCTAGGGTAATTGTTTACTGAAACATTGTTTACTTTCTCTTTACCAGATTTAAAGTTAGTAGTGAACCCAATTAAATTGTCAGTTGTTTGAGTAGATGCATCTTTGCTTGTCTCATCCAACATTGTTTTAACAGAAGACCAACCTGCACTTTCAACACCAGCATTCCAAGCCATATCATATGCAGCTTCTTTAGCCTTATCCGATAAATCTTTAAAACCTGTACCGTAATTTTCTCCAGCTTGCTTTCCAAACTCCACATAAACAGCCTTTGCAAACTGTTCATCTGAAGAATAAGAAGATCTAGAAAGACCAAACTTAGTAGCACCTGAATAATCTATATCAGTTAAATCTGACTCTTTTAAACCATGAGTTCCTGTAGGATCAATAACAGTACCATCAGATTTCTTAATGCTATTTTTGTCAGGGACTATACCATAGGGTAGTGTAATTATATTTCTACCATCTAAGTGTATATCTGTACCTTCCGATTCAGTTAAAGAGTCAAACCCACTTTGTAAAGGAGTTGCTAGAGTAATAGTAGGGTTACCATCTGAATCAAGGGGTGTTACTGCAATCTCACCACTAGGTTCTGCAGGTGTAGCTGGAGCATTTGAATCAAAGTCTATATCTTCTAAGGGTATCCCTAAGTTAGAGCCTTCATTGATAGCAGCCATTACCTCAGCATTTTGAGAGGGTGTAAGGTTAGTACTACGACCCCTTAACATGTCAGTGTCATCTTGGTATTTAGTAGCTAACGATTCTAGGTTAACCAACTTAGAGTCAATTAGTTTAAGGTTGTTTGACAGCTTTAGTACTTTGTTAAAGTCAATACTAAATATGTCTTTGAGTAAGTACTGTGTGCCACTCACCATGATAGAAGCATCTGTATTAATAGCACTGTTTACCATAGGTGGTAACTGTAAGAACTTCTCTAAACCACCAGCTGCATTAATCTTACCTTGCATCTCAGACCAACCAGCTGCACCACCTACAAGTTTATCTTTGTTCTTCTCTATCATTTCATTGTTTAACTGTAACTTGCCTTCAGCATCTGCCATGACAAGCTGTCCTGCACCAGCACCAGCATCTAACCTGTTGTTAAGTTCCAATGATTGTCTTACCCTTTCAGATGACAGACCAGCTTGAAGAACATCATTAGTCTGAGCTGCATTCTGTGGGTCAACACTGTAAACAGCCTCTAGGTTTTTAACAATACTATTAGATGCAAACTTTGATAACAGCTTTTCACCTAAAATATACTCATCACTTTGGGAAGCTACAGCACTACCTGCTACATTTAGACTGGTTAAGAAACTGTTACGAACTTTTTCGTTACCTAATAAATCATTAGAGGTTGGAGTCTTAGCACTCTCAGAAAACTTGTCAACTACTGTCTGGTATTCATTTGGATTATCTTTGACAGTTGGTATAGACAAGAGAGAAGGGTTTGTCCCTGCTACGTCAGCTACACCTGGTGGAGTAGATGTATTGAATATTTCTACAAGTTTATCCTCAGTTAAATCTGCACCTGCAATAAAAACCATTGCATCAGCTACAGCTTTACCTTCTTTATTGTTTGCCATAATATCTTGAAACTGGCCTATATTTTTACCCTCTTGCATTGCTCTTACAACTGCAATCGTTCCTGCACTAAAGCCTTCGTTTTGTAGGGCAATTTGTATTGTATCAGCCAACACAGCACTTGGAGTATCACTTACACCCTTACCTATATCATCAAGAAGACCTGTCATCTGTTCCATAACAGAATTAATTTTAGGATTACTTTTAAACTGACCGTACTTAGTGGTCATTAGATTTGATACTCCTAATTGGGCAGATAAGAATTCGTTCTTTGTTACTATACCATCAGAAGCTGCATCTTTAAAAAAGGATGTAAGCACATCATAGTCAGCCTTAATATTCTTTGACACAGCCGTATCATCTATAGGTTGACCTAATGCTAACTTTTTATTCTGGGTGTTTAAGTCATTTTCAAGACTAGTTTTATCTTCTAATTTATTTAATACAGCATTGTCTACAGCATCAGGAGTAGCTACCTGACCAGCTGCTTCCAACTCAGACACAACTGAAGGTCTTATAGCTTTGGCAAAATCACCCTCAAGAAGGTTAGCTTTTTCATATTCTTCATTTGTGTTGTAGCCAAAAGAATTAAAATCCCTACCAGAGTTAACTTCGTATTGATTCTGTAACCCTTGAGGAACATTGGCATCTTTAATCTTAGCTATTTCACTTCTAGCTTTACCAAGTCGTCTACTAAAATCAACTTCATTAATAGAACCTGATTCCTTTAGTGCTTCTAAAGTATTTAATTCAGTAGCAAAGTTTGCAATAATAGACTGCTCGTAGTTTGGTGCACCCTTAGTAGAACCTGATGGTTGAGCTTTTAGAAATGCACCAGCTAGACCACTAATAGCTCCGATAGCTGATGGTTCCTGTACAGCCTGTTCAGATATAACTTGTGTCTGTAGATCTTGTTGAAATAATGCCATTGTGATTCCTTATTGTACGGTTTTTCGAAGCTGTTCTGCTTCCATGTTACGGCCTAATCTTTGTAATTGTTTAACTCTTTCAAAGGTTGTAGTTTCTGTAAAGCCCCTGTATACTTGAAGTCTTAGTTTGTCTTGTAGATCAGGATCTAGTCCTGTCATATAACTGATAGAATAATCAATACTTCTCTTTACATCATTAGCTCTTTCAGCATTACCCTCTTCAATAGCTCTCCAGTATTTATTAATAAGAGGACTAATTTCTTTTGATAGCTTACGGTATGTTTTGTTACCATTAAAAATAACATCCTTTGCATCATAAACTTGTTGTGGTTCTTCTAAAGGTATACCTAAACCTGTAAATATAATATCTAAGGTATTAAACTTAAAGTCAACTTCACCACCTTTTCTGGATATGTAAGCATTGTGTACGAGCATACCTCTTACTTTTTCAATGTTGTCAATAAATTTAATATTACGGATTAGCTCTAAAGTTTTTTGTTCTATCTGTATTGGATCACGTCTGATAATAGAACCTATCCATTGACCAAAGTCAGCAACAAGATCCCCAGATGCTCCACCACCAGCACCCAGTAAGTTTTCTCCAAGAGTACCATCACGGTAGTTACGGAATGTTTGCATGACACCATCACCTAAACCTACACGACTAGCTAGAGCTATCTCAGGTACATCCTCTCCACCTGCCCAAGCAAACAAAGCATCAGGTACTCCGTTCTTAACCAGACGGAATGAGTCAGAACTTGGTTCTATTTGCATATTCTCTGGTAGATATGAGTTAAGTGTTTCAACGGCAGGAACTGCATTACTAATACCTATACCTGTTGTACCCCAGAATGGTCCCATCATAACAGCAAGTTTCATTCTTTCAGCAGGGGTTAAGTCTTTACCTATAAAGATACCTTCAAATGATCTAAGCATGAATGAGTAGAACTGAGTAGGTACTCTAAGTATACCTTGTTGTATTTCAGAACGACTCATGTTTGTCATGTTAAGAGTGTATGCTTGTTCTTTATTTGACACCCAAGTACGACCTTCTTCAGAGAGTAGGCTCTTACCTTTGTTAGCTGCCTTCCACTTACGAACAGCTACACCGTAGGCTGACACACGAGAAATCTGTTCACCCTTATTAAAGAAGAACATACCCATGTTCATTCCCTTTTCCCAAGCCTTACTTAAAGTTTTAGCAGCTGCTCGATCATCTTGTTTAGAAAATACAGAAGAAGACTTTGTAGCTCTTTGGTAACCTTCAGCAATGTTAGTAGGGTCAACTTCATAACGAGCCATGTCTATAAACAGTTGTCGTACTTCTTTAGACTCAGCCTTAGAATAGTTAAATGCTTTACCAAATCTTTCAAGAAAAATATCTAAGGGTTTACCACTCAAGTCTAAAGAACTATACAAGTGTTTGCCCATAACAACACCCTTGATACCATCATCAAGACCTGCCATAGCAACCATTGGTATAACCTGTACAGACTGTAGTACCATTTGGAATGGATCAAGTAGGAATGTTTTCTTAAAGCCGTAGTTGTTTAGAAGATGGGTAGGATTGGAAGGGTTAAACTTCTTACCAGTTGCATCATAGATAAAGTTAGACATGTCGTCAGCTATACGCATAACCCATGCGTCACCAAATCCATCACCACCCATTCTTAAATCTGCAATTCTTTTACGTTCATATATCTTATTTATTATTTCATTTTTAGTTTTGTCAGGTAACCATGTGTTAATGTTATCATAGTAAGAAGCATAGTCAGTGTTAGAACTATTAGCATCTGCTATTTGTTTAATCTTTTTACCTAGTGAAATCTTAACAGCTTGGTTATACTTACTGAAACCTAACTGTCTGTTGACACTATTAGTTTGGAAAAGAATGCTATTCAATGGGTTGTCATTTACAGTAGCTGCACCATGTCCATAATGAGTTAGAGGTTCGTCATTACGTTTATTGACAAAAGAATGGAAGTCGTCTAAAGAACCATTAGGAATAAAAGCATCTGCGTTTGCACCCATAAAGACATTTTCGTTACGAGCCTTGCTGTTAAACGTAACCTCATCACCCTCTACGTCTATCTTGTTTTTTGTGAACCACTTCTCAGCATCTTCCTTTAAGTTTAAACTTGTGTTCCAAGAGTTATTTTCCTGAACAATCTCATCTGTTAACCTACCAGCTCTAAGTGCCTTATATATTTCTGTCATCTCTTTGACAGCTTTAGCTGATGTCTTAGGTGAACTAGCAGACAGCACTACATTAACAGGTTTGCCATTCTTATCGAGTAAAACTATAAACTCTGTAGCTTCAGGGTTTACTCTGGGACCACCAGCATTGTAGCCCATGGCATCTTCTATCTCAAGAGGTTTAACTACGTCAGTATCTACTACATATTTAACACCACCCATGTCCATGTCTACTTCAAAAACGTTAGCCATAGGTCCGTCATAGTCAGCCTTGGTAAACTTAGCACCTGAACTTGCATCTATAAATAATTCGTTATCTGGCAAGTCCTCCATGTCTACAGGTTTACCAGCTAAGAACTTTTGCTCACCGTTAAGTATAGTAGAAATTCTACGGTAACCTTCTCTATGAAGACTCCTGACTAAACCTGTAGCACGTACAATGTAGTTGTAATCACCTAGATCAACAGTAGCTTGATAAGCATCCATAACTTTTTGAGATGGGGTTTTACCTTTGTTGTCAGCTTTCCACATGTCTATGAAATCGTCTGTAGTATACCAAGTTCTTTGAGAAGCTAGGTCACCTGACTGTAGTCTTGCAACAATAGCACCAATCTGTTCATACTCATCACCTGACACCCTACCTAATTTATCAAGCATTGTTTTAGATATTTGAGTCAGACGTACTGAACCACTCTCAGCCCTATTAGCTAAGTTAGTTAAGTTAGCATTGTCCCTTAGATAAGCACCTGTCAGATTAAGTCTACCAAACACTGCAGCATTAGCTCTGCTTATCTTACCCTCGATGTTTCTAAGAAGAGATACTTTACTTTCAGGTGTATACTTCCAAGCCTCATCAAACTTATTTACATCTACAAACTCGTCAAGGTCTAGTGCTTCATCATATGATATAGCCCACTTGTTGTTTGCTTCATCAATAGGAATGACAGATGCTTCTGGCACATCAGCAGCATATTTCTCTGCTGTCTTCTTTGTTACTGGTAAACCTGTACGTGGGTTACCCATGATTATAGAAATTTTATTAAGGTTGTAGTCTATCTTGGTGTCAATCATAGACTTATTAAGTTTCTTTTGTAATCCCTCAACCTTTTTGGTAACGTAAGTAGCTAGTTGTCCTTCATCTATTACCTTACCCAAAGCTGTGTTAACGTACTCAAAAGCTTCTTGAGCTATTCTAGTAGCAGTCTGACTCTTAGCAGCTGAGGCAGCTATAGGTCTTATAGGTGCTTTATCACCAACAGGATCTACCATACTTGGTCCCATAGATGCTAAGTTTTCAGGTTCATCTGTACGTTTAGCAATGTTCTCAGCAACTTCTGTAGCTGCGTCAGGTCCTGCTAGAGCACCAGCACGAGTAGAAGCTGTAGGTGATTCACTTATACCATTTATAACTTTAGCTATTTTACGTGCTTTATTTACAGAAGATGCTGTTTTAATTACAGTCTTACCTGCGAACCCTGCAATTGGTAAAAGATCTATAGCACCAAGAACAGCATCACCAAAGGCTTTGTCATCGTTACCTAATTTAGTTGCAGCTGTTAGTAACTCTTGTAAAGCAAAAGGGTTATCACTAAAGAGAAAACCTTCTTCAAGATAATCGTCTATCCTTGTATCAAGAAATATCTCAAAGTCTTGTACTGACATGTTTGAAGAAATTGCATGGGCAAACTCATGGTTGACAGAACTAGGTTTAAGTGTCACCTGTTCCCAAGCACCTATAGGAAAGTTCCTAAGTATATAACGATCAAACCAGTTAGCTACAGTACCAGTACCTGTCTTAGCAGCATTGTCTTCTATAGCATCCTGAAGTTTCTCTACTGTAAGCTGATACTTTATAGATGCCAGGTTAGCTGCTTCATTAAGTGCAGGGTTCTTCATAGCCTGAAAAGAATTATCAAAGAAGTCACCTAGTGTAATTAACTCAGAACCTTTAGCTGACTGATCAGCAAGTTCCTCAGCCTTTTCTTCTACAGTTTGTTTGTCTACTTGTAAGTTACCTACAGCTTCCCTAAGAGCTGCTGTAACAGTCTCTGATACACCAGCACGTACATCAGGTAACTCTTCAGGTAAACTACCTGTAGCACCAAGGACAGCCGTATCTCTACGTTCAGTAGCAGCAGACTTAGGATTAGGTAGAGCAGTTTCGTAAACTACTTCGTCATCCCCAAGTACTTTTGCTTCAATGTTTTCTTCACCTAAAGTAACAGCCATTATTATTCTTTCTATGAAAATATATCTTTAAGACCAGCACTAATATCATCACTATTTGCAAAAGCTTGCATACCTAAACCAGCTACAGCACCTGCTGTCTGTGCTTTACTCTGAGCCATTGTTACTTGCTGAGATAATCCTGACATCTGACCTGCAAATCCTAGAGAGCCACCTAGTTGTGATGACAGAGAAGCTTGACCACCAGCTAGACCTGAACCACCTGTCACTCCCATAGCCCCAGCCTGTACCTGTGACTGTGCTCTACGTATCTGTGCTTCACGTATAGCCTGACGTTGGCTACGCCTAGCTGACAACCCTTGTTGACGTCTTTGTGCTGCTGAGGCTTCTTTACCTTGTTTAATACTTACTGCTGTACCTGCTACAGTTGCAATTGCTGCTATTACTGGGGCTTGGGGCATACTTTACTCCTTAAATCTGTAAACAAAATATTCACTATCTTTTCCTACATACTCAAAATTTAACATATGTAGAAGTTTATTTATTTTACTCTCTGGTTCTACAGCTGCAAAGATTGCTTTGTAACCCATTGTTTTTACAAATAGCCACCAGTCAGATAACATAGTCTTCATTTCTAATAGGACTTCTTTTGTCATCTTATCTATAGTGGGTAAGTGTAGTATAATAAAATCTTCGTTGTACTCTAACCTTATACTAAAACATGAACCCCTTATTCCCTCTAAACTTTTAGAAACGGGTATTGACTGCATTAAGTATTCCAAAGCCTAACAGTACAAAATCTTTACCTTGTTCACTCTCGAACCGAAGGCGCATACTGCGACCATGACCTCTCATTTTTAGCCGTGTGGTTACGACTTTTTCAGGATAGTCCCATGTGCCTAAGCTGGACTCGTTAACAACAGGAGTATACTTTAGTCTGTATGCCTGTTGTGGTGATGATGACGTGTTAGTACGAAAGTCCCAGTATGATGACACCAATAGAGATGACTCTCTTACAGGATCATAACCTTCTGTATCACTGCCTGAGAACCCTGTCTCTGTAGGACGTAAGTAAACCTGTACGTAAGGTGCATTCTTCTTGAGTATAAGGTCACCCATGAAGTCGTACCCTGCCTCAGCAAAGGAGCTGTAGTTTGTGTCACCCCAATCTAAGAACTCAGTACCTGAGAACAAACCCATTGTCATCTTGTTTGTGCTACCATCAAAGACCATCAGTACAATAGCTGCATCAGCCTGTGATAATTCTGTTAGCTGTGATACCACAACATCGTCACCACCTGATGTAATAACATCTGCTCCAACTGAAGTAATGACATCATTCTCTACAAAGTTAGAACCAAAACCAGGGTAGTACTCAGCACCTAGTATGTAATCAGGGTTGCTTGCACTGTCAGCTATAGTCCAAGGGTAGAAAGATTGTAGATTAACATCAAGTGTCAATACTTTATTCTTCTTATTGCCTACAGTCTCATTATTGTTAGGATAGAACCAGTGTACTCTTTTGTTAGTCTCGTCGTATACAGCTGTACATTCTCTACGAGCATTCCCGTCAATAGCCTCAAAGAAAGTCTGTATGGTACCAATACTAATATTGTTAGCCTTGGCTCTACCTGACACCTCATCAAAGCTTAGAGTTTGGATACCATGCTTAGACCACCAGATAGGTACACCCTCTACACTAACAAAAGCTTTAGGGTTGTTTAAACCTACCTGAGATACTCTTGAGATAGAATACTCTGTGGCTTTGAATACACCGTCAACACCATTGATCTGCCATATGCCATTCTCAGCAAATACAAAGATAGAACTTTCGAATGCATGTAGTTTTAAAATGTTAGATGCTTCAGGTATTGATATGACACCACCGTCAGTATCTAGTAGATCACTGATCTCCTCTGATGTTGGGTCATTCTGTTGGTAACACCGTGTAACCTCTGTCATGTTGTCTAGGTATTTAGAGAACAAGATCTTACCTGAATTCTTTGAGCTTGTCAAACCTGCGTAGAACACACGTCCTGAGAATGCAGCAACAGCTTTAAACCTACTGGTTTCACTCTCTGTTGTAATACCTGCAATACCTGATGCTTCACTACGGTTCTTCGAGAAGAAGTCCAGTATAAAGCTACCGTTACCTGTGAGAGTAGAACCTGTAAATACCTTTTCCCATTTATCCTTGTCAAATCCGCCATTAGCATTTTTACCTGAATACCAAGGATGTGTTAAGGGAGGATAAGGTAAGTAATATGGTGGTGTTATATCATAAACTAAACTTGTATACTTCTCTAAAGCAAGTACACCCTTTTCACCTGTCCAACCAGCATTAGCTGTATCATACTTACGGTTATTGTCAGGGTCTTGTTTTTCTGATGCATATGTAAGGGTGTCACCTAACCACTCAAAGTCTCTCACTCTAGGAGATATTTGGTATGTAGATATTGTATTAGCATCTGAATCATACGTTATGTAGAAAGGTTCGATAGCTTCAGAGGTGACAATTAGGTTACCGTTTATAGTATCCATCTCAACTTTAGCTAAGCCTGGACCTACACTACCTGAAAAGTTAAAGTCATTAAGGTTTACAGAGAAACTTTCCTCTTTACTTGAATAAGGTTCTGAAGCTGTGTTATAGAAGTGTAGTGTTATTCCACTTTGTACCACTAAAAAGTCTAACCCTGCTACACCACCAGCATTATGCCATCTACCTGTTGTAAATACAAATGATCCGTTTAGTGTGAAGGTTGAGTCAACGTTGTTAGTTTCTAACTTGGCTGCTAGCCTACGACGACGAGAGCCATCTCTTTCGAGAACACAATTAGATTCGTCAATAGATGCGTCTTGAGGGAATGTTAGCTCACTAGCTTCCGTCACCAATCCCTTGATGAACGTGTTCACTACCTTTTGACTTAGTCTCTGCGCCATCTTGTTTTTTCCGTTCTTGTCTAGCTTTACTGAAATTGTCTCTTCGGACTGTGGGAGTTTCTTTTCTGTTTCTTACATACTTTTCTACAGCTTGTTTAGCTTTCAGGAGACTTGTGTAATTACCACTAAGTTCAGCAGGTGGACTACCTTTAGTAAACTTAATCTCAAAGAATACAAACCCATTGTTTGCTTTCTGTATTATAATGTCAGTGTTAAGCTTATTAGTTTTGCAAACACACTTTTGGTTTTGTGTGTCTTCAATAAATTCAATCATTAGTTTCTTCCGTAGTATGGACGTTTGTTTTCTCGTTTGGTTTTATACATGTCGTTCTGTACAAAGGATTTAAGACGACGAGCTGACTGCTCTATCTTAGGATCTGATCCTGACTTAAACAATGAGAAGCATGTAGACTTAGCTTCAGCTAACATATAGGGAAGCATTGTGTCATCTAGGTCAGGCTCAAAAGAATCTGTAAGACTAAACGTAGGATACACATACCCAAATGCTCTTGACTTACTATTCTGTAATGTTGTCTCTACACCTGCATCATATGAGTTCATGACAATATGTTCGTCATCAAAGCTTGTGTAGTATGAAGGTGCTGCTGTGTTACCTATAAACAATGTAGTACCACCTGCAACATCTGTTACTGTAAGACTGTTGTTTGTGTTTTGGTTCATACGGTCTATAAATACCATAGGCTCAACAAATGTAATTTCTCTAAAGGTTGTACCTGTAGTTGCTACATTGTAGTCAACCCTACTCAGCTGACGAGTATTGGTAGGATACTTAAAGTGTGTAGGCTTAGTTACATCAGTTAGTGATGTTAGTTTGATTAACTGTCTATGCTCAGGTATATCTCTAGCTGCGACTAAGTTAAAGAATGTATCCTGGATGACAGATGCTATTTGTTCAGACTCTACAGAATCACTTATAGAGTTGACACTCTCTGAGTCCATGTCACTCAGTATTGATTGAACCATTTCTAGGAGAGTACGTTTCATTTACACATGCTCCACTACTAGACTAATAACAAAGTCAACATGACTACTAGCTCCACCATCCGATTGAATGAGAACGTAATCGTTGTCAGTTGTTGTGTTGTTAGCTGAAGGATTTAATGTATCCACATCTCCAGTGGCTGATCCTGATTGAGTAATCGTAAGAGTACCCATGCTTGCTGATGCTGAGTTCTTAACTGTTATTGTAACATCTGTACCTGCAATAGCTCCTGCTAGTACTGAGGTTACTCTACTCACAGTACCTGCGAATGGAATGGGTACATATATATTTTGTGCCGAGGATATGTCTGTGAAGTGAACTGTAAATACAGAACGCCTATGATCTTGCCATGAGCCTGAACCACCACCGTTAGCTACATACACCTTGCTTGAAGAGGCTGCTGCTACACCTTTAGGTTCGTGTAAGTATGGATCTGTAAGAGATGAGTGGTTTACGTTAGCCATTTAAAATTCCTTGATGTATGGGTACTAATGGTCCCTGCATCGGGTAAAGATATTTTACCCACATATTAAATCTTTGTCAAGTGTTAAGTGTAGGAAAGGGGCCTAAGCCCCTAACCTTAATTTAATTATACGTCTGGGTTTGTCGCAACACGAACAATACCTTCAGGACGGTACAGCTTAACACCGTAACGAGATGATGTTACATACTCGTGACGTTGGTTGTCTTTGTTGTACTCATAGTCCACTTCAGGCATTTGACGCCATGCACCCACGAATGGGTTAGCAACAGGTGCCGCAGAGAAGAACATGTTAACTTTACCGTTGTTAGACGAGAAGTTATTTGGAGTTGTGCCATCACGTTCTAACAAAGCAGAGTCAGTGTTAGTTGGAAGGTAGTTAGATGTGTATACATCGAAACCGTAGACATTAGCTACGAAACGCATACCAGTCGCAACACCTTTACTTACAACACCTTCGAACTTAGGGTTATTAGAAACGTTAACTAAGTTTGACAATGTGTTAATTGTGTACTCAACTGACGGATCAACAATAGCAACCATTGCTTGATCTGGAACATTTGATTTTTTCAATGCGTAACGTGCATATGCAAAATCTTCTAGTTCCATTTTACCTGAGTTACCACCAGCAATACGATGTGAAATGCCGTTGATAGCTTCTGCAGAGTTAGCAGATACACCAGCTTCAGGAGCTGCAAATGTTGTAGCTTCGAAGTGCTCAAGTATAGCACGTTCTTGCTCAGGAACAAAACGAGACATTAGTTCGTTTGCGTAGAAGAAGTCTTGTTCAGCTTTCTTAGTAATATAAGTAGCTGAAGTAAGATACTTGTCTACAGTAAACGTGAAGTCAGCTGTAGAAAGTGGATCGTACACAACAGCAGCATCTTCAGAATAGTCTCTAGTTATAATCTCACCTATTTGTGGGATATGAAAAGTATCTCCGTCTGGGAAACCCTCAAGCATACGGACGTACCGTTGTGCCATCATTTCATCACGAAGAAGTTCTTTTAGTTCTTGACTCCATACGTCGGAACGAGTCAAGTAGTCAGTGGAAGTAGTCATACCTGCCATTTTATTTACTCCAAATTAAATCTACAAACCAAATTTATCGCCCAAACGCATTTTGTCATCCATTAATTGACGTTGGACTTTAGGTGTGTAGTAAAGGTTTTTGTTTTCTCGACGAAGGTTCTGGTAGTAAGACCAATCACGTTCATTCGAGGCTTGCATATTTACACCTTCCGTGCGAACAGAACCTTCAACCAATGGTTTAAATTCTTTTTTAGGTTCACCAATGAGGTTAAAGAAAGCTGTGGGTGACTCTGCAGCAATTTCTTGCATACGTTCTATAGTTAACCCTAGCTCCTTAGCTTTATTCTGGATCTTAGCTGAGGCATCAGTGCCATAACTCTTTTCCATTTCATCATTAACAAAATTAAGGTTTTGCTTTACAGCAGAATCTTTATCTCGTTCGGTTAGTGTACGTTCAACAAGGCTCTTCAGGTCTTCCTCACTCAGACTAGGGTTGGTATTCCCTTCTGACGTGCCACCAGTATTGTTGTTTGGCGTTGCATTCTTCGCATTGATGGGGTCTGCGGCCTTATTTTGCAACTGTTCCAAGAGATCTTTGGCATAATCCTGTTTACTTAAATCTTCCCTCATGCTAGTGAGTTGTCCTTCAAGTTCTTTAATATAACCGTCAGCTTCAATCTTGCCTTTGGCTAATACTTCAGGGTCTTTCCAATTATCTCCCTTCGCCTCTACGAGTTTCTGTACAAAAGAATCCTGTGGTTGGGTATTCTCAGTAGCTTGAATCTCAGGTTGAGCAGTGTCATTGGTTTGTCCACTCTCAGAAAACACATCCATGTTTTATTCCTTATTAATTGTTATGAGTTTAAGCAGATCATCAAGTACTTGGTTGTACTCGTTGACTGCCACTTGACGTAGTTCCCAATTGGGTACTTCGTAATCACGAACTGACTCTTTCTTTTTAAAGTTATGTTCGAGAATTTCTTTTAGATCATCGAAAGCATTTCTGTAGTTTAGTACTTCAGCTTTACGTTTCTCTTTATCTTGTCCCTTGAGACCTTTTAACCAGATAGATTTCATTTCTTCTTTTTCATCGGCTTTGCTTTAGGTCTCTCTTTAGGCTTAGGTTTCTTTGTTGTGTTGTTATACGGTTTAACTTTACCTGCTTTGTATGGCATATCTATATTCCCATTTCTTGAGCTAACATTAATTGTTCTTGGTTAATAGCTTCAGCTTCTTGCATCTGCTGTTGTGTTTCAAGTTGTTCAGATACTGAAATGTTTTCTGAGAACAACTCAGGCTCACCTAATTCTTCTGACAAGATTCTGGCAAACTCTTTACCTGACAAGTGGGCAGCTACTGTAGGGTCTGACAACTTAATCTGGTATAACTGGGTAAGGTTCTGTATACGTCTAGCTCGTTCAGCAAAGTGTCTAGCACCTACAGGAACAATCTTACCTTTAGCTGTAATGTCATCCTTAGTAATCGTCTGGAATAGAACAGCACCTGTAGCATCATCTAAAACTCTTATTGTGTCAGACATATTCATATAACGACGAGATACTTCAAGCATAGCATTGAGTATTGGCTCAAGGAACACACGTTCGAAGTGAGCTGTCTTATGCTCGAAGATACGAGATGCTGAGTTCTGTAGTGACTGTACCTCAAATGCTGTCTTCTCACCTGGTGTACGTATACCCATAGCCTGACGAGGTGCACCTGCCATCTCTTCCATCTTGTCTTCCAAGAATCTAATCTGTAGGTCAGCTTGTAATGCTGTAGCATCAGGAGCCATGTAACCTACGTCACCCTCTTCACCTAGATACACACGACCACCTGGTTCAAAGTCAAAGTCCTCTACGTCACCACGGATCTTTAACATAGGGTAAGCTATCTGGTCAAACACATCTGACTTTAAGTTCTCTAGATGGTCAATACGGTACTGCATACCAACTAAGTTATCTAATGGTCCCATAGCATACAAGTTGTCAGGACGAGGTCTCCATCCAGCTTGGAAGATAGGTGAACTACCTAACCAGCTAGGGTCTTCTTCGTTAGCCATAACGTATGCTCGGTCAACTACTGTGATGATACGGTTCTTTAGTAGGACACCATTCTCTGTGTCATAGTAATCACCATAGAAAGTTAGAACCTCTACGTAGTCCGACTCATAGTACTGCTGAATAGATGTAAAGCCGTCAGCTACATAACCGTCAGCTTTATCGTATGTGGCGTCAGAACCCCTTACAGCAGCTCTAGCACCCATCATTTTAGAGAAGACACCTTCCATGTATGACTTTGACGGATCACTGTCTATCATACCTCGGATCTCTCCAAGTGTTTTTATAGACTTGAGGATCTTAGGTGACTTCTCAAAGCTGGGTGCTGTAGGATTAAAACAAAGATCGTATGGTGAAACACGTACAACCTTTGGACCTACATAGTTTACAACGAGGTCCCCAGCTTCTTTAACTTGGTAGTTGTCTTCCCACGTAACAGTAGCAAAGCAATTACCGTATTGAATGTAGTCATAGAGTAAGTCACTGGCTGTATTAATAAAGTCAGACTGACGAACTTTGTTATCCATGTATGCTTGTATTACATTACGTTTAGCTTTAACATTAGCATCTCTTGTCTCAGCTTCAAAACGCATCCACTTAGACTGAGGAAATAATGTAGCAAAGTAATTAGCATGGAGGTTATCCATGATCTGAGTTAGCTTAGGAGTTGTTGTACTGTTAGACCAAGGAAGCATAGCATTCTTAGTTGTGCTTGTGTCTGTAGCATACAGATAGTTACGTAACTCTTTCCACTCTTCAACTTTAGTCTGACGAAGGTTAGACCATTCACGCCATCTGTTAGATACCTCAATAGCCATTGAGTCAGGACTTAAAAGGTATTCTAATTCTATTGTCTCACCAGCCATTAAGAGGCTCCTCTAAATCTGTTATTAGCCCAAACGATATTCTTGTCTTTATTTCTTCGTACATTCTTAAATGGCTTGACAGCAATGTCTATAGCCGAAGCAAGAGCATCTTTAATATCGTCATGCGGTGGGTTCCTTGACTGTAGTTCTTCTTCTAAAGTCTGTGTGTTACCACCACGATAATGCCATATTTGTAAGTTGTCATAACGAGGTTCTAAAGTTGCAGATATTCTTTCGTCTTTATTACCTTGGTATTTGTTAGGTCTAAACTCATCTACACTTATAGCTAATCCGTGTTGCTTGATCAGTTCTTTTAATTGTTTAACGATTGCTTGTTGAGCTACTGTAACCTCAGCCCTTAGTTTACGGAATGACCACTTAGTTGACAACTGTAGTATGTGCTCAAAGTATTCTGTAATCCTGTCAGTACGAAAACGATCTATGTCTAGTACGTATATGTTATTATCTGAGTCAACTCCTACGATAACAATAGCTGTGTAGTCTGACTTCTTAGATAAACTAAAAGCAAAGTCTACAGCTGCAAATACGTTTAGCTTAGAGTCTTTATAGAACCAGTGCCCTTGATCTTCTTTTAGTAGTTTACGTTCGTAGTACTGAAACCTTGTGCTTTCTATAGGTACGTTGTCAGGGTCTGAAGGATCGTTGTAGTACTGTGCTCTAAACTGTCCTTTGTCTAAGTACTGACCTCTTTTCTTAGCTAGTACCTTAATGTCAAACCCGAACCACTTACCGTCTTTACGTTGACTACGAGGCCATAACATTTCACCTGTACCATCTCCTCTATCCTCTACAGGACGTTCAAAGATCTCGTAGATGTTATCCTCACCTACCTTGTTACCATCGTCATCAAACAGTTCTTCTGTCATTTGTAGCAGATCGTTGTATAGATCTACAGGATGGTAACGTGTACCTACAACCCACTCTCTAGCTTCTGCACCTTCGATAGATGACAATAAAGAGTATTGGCTCTTAACTTTGTTTCTTCCCTCACCTGTGTATGCATTCTCGTATACTACTATATCATCGAGGACAGCAATATCGCAGTGCATCCCTGTAAGAGAAGTAGTGAGGCCACCAGTAAAAACAGAGGGGTCTCTAATTTTCTCAGCCTTACGAGAAGGGTGGTCAAGCATAATCTCCGAGTTTGTCCACCTTGTACGTTTACCATCTTCAGGATGCACATGGTCAGGCCAGTATCTACTATACGTATCAGATGTTAGAATTGTTTTAATAAATCCTAACTGTTTTTCTGCCAGGTTAGCTGTAGCTGATATGTACAGGATACGTAGTGTTGGGTCTTTGGTTAATTCCCATGCTACCCTGTAAGCTATCATACGAGACTTACCGTGGTCACGAGGAAACAAAAGAAGTTGGTGAGACTTAGAATCTTCACGACCCCACCAGTTACATACGTCTTCGTGACACTGACCTAGCATTTGTTCAGGTGCTACTAACTTAATAAATGTAACTAAGTCGTTCTCAGCAGCTGAACGTATTTGATCTAATGTAGCCATAGTATCCTAGTTATTTTTATTTGTCAAGAGTAAAGTTATATTATTTAATAAGACCATGTAATACTTACAGAACCACCATCAAAAGTATTAGACCCTGATGGTTTAACTTTAAGTTGAGTTAGTTCACCAGATAATGTTTTAGAACCTGCACCTATTCGTTGGCCATTATTAGCAGTATCTATTAAAGTATGTGTTTGTAAAAATTTATTGGATGTATGAACTCTTGTAAATGTCATAGTGCCTGTCCATTTGTATGCTGAACTTGTTCCTCTAATAATCATACCTGCTGTAGACTCAGAAGCATTCGTCCAAACAGACCTAGATATATATCCTGAAGTTTCAATACCACTTGAGTCACCTAGCTGTATAAGTAAATCGTCATTACCACTTATACTTAATTCATCAAACATAACTGTAACCTGACGTACATCAGCAGGTATTCCTGTAAAGTTAGCTTCTGTACTACCACCAGGTGACACAGCAGCAAGAGAACTACTGCCTACGTTGTCAGCTACTATAGAGCCTGTTACAGTACAGCCTGTTGCTGTTGTTTCTAATTTCTTTGAGTTGTCGTGATAAAGAGATACAGAACTATTACCTGCTGCTATAATCATTTTTTCTTCAGCAGGTGAAAGCAATTCTATTGTACCTCCACCCCTTAGATATAAATTACCAGTACCGTTATCCCTGATGTGACTGTGTGAACCGTCGTGAAACAGTTCCATCTCTAAACCTGCCCCAAAGATATCTTTGTTGTTATAACCTAAAAATAGATTACCTGTCACACGATCACCTTACACAGCTACTGAGTCTGTTGCAGATTCAGTTGCAGCTGTACCTAAACCTAGAGTTGCTCTACCTTCTGCTGCATCAGCATCTGCTATTAGAGATGCACCAAATGCTGTGACTGTACCATCAAAGACTGGATCATTAGATACAGCTATTAACTTACCGTTAACAACTAAACTGTTTGCACCTATAACATTTGCATTTGTAATATCATTAGAGTTCATGTCTAGGTTAGCTGACATGGTGTTAGGTGTACTACCGTCCCTAGATACTGTGTTGTCAAAAGCATTGTTAAGTGCTTCGAAGTTAGCATTCAATGCTGCTCTACTGTAATAGCCTGTAGCTATTGTTGTTACGCCTGGTTTCTTTGTCATTGTATTTATTAATCCTTTACCTTTGGTGGATTGGTTTTAGTTACTTACAGCCAAACTCTCATTGGTGTCTCAGGTGTTACCCCGTGTGATGTATCTATTGCTTCTACAATATCTCGTAGTGTGTCAGGTGCTTCAGCATCTTCTGCATCTTTGTTTAAGATACCACCACGAATACGAATGTTGACATGCCAGCCTGTCATTGCTTGCAT